GTAGATGTTACGAACAACTTCGCGGTTGATTTCAGCAAGAATCTCAGTGCTAAGAATGTTAGCGAGTTCTGCTTCAGCATCAAGTCCGTGAACAGCCTTGAGGTCCTGTGCGAGTTCAACGGAGTACTCAGCCTTGAGGGCGCGAGTCTTCGCTTCAACTGCTACACGTTCGATGGAGAATGCCATCTGGTTGGGGTTTAGACCTTCAGCAACTGAGGTTGCGTGTCCAGTACCTACATCGTAAGTACCGTTGAGTGGGTCAGTAGTTTGGTCTGCGGAACCAGTACCACCACCAGAAAGTCCTTCGTTGCCAGTGACGGCTTCGTTGAAGAATGCTTCTCCGCCAGCCTGGGCTGTGTACTTCGCTCGCATAGCAAAGATAAGTCCAGTAGGACCAGTCATTGGTTGAACACCGCAGATGTCGTATGCCATTAGGTTAGGCATCGCACGGCGAACGAGCGAGATAAGTACAGGGTCAAATCCTCGGACGTTACCTGTCTGCTGAAAATGAGGGGAACCGCCACCGCCCATTGCGTTGGCTGGTGCTGCTTCTAGTAGTGCCTGCTCTTCGTTCTCTAGAAGAATAGTTGTTACGTTACGACGATAACTATCCTTAATAGTGGGAAGTTCAGGATGTTCAAGAACTGGCTGCCACTTCTTTTGAAGTTGTTCAGCGAGTAGTGCTTTATCTTCCATTTCGTTTCTCCTTGGGAAATTTAAATTTAAATTACTTTTTCAAGTAAAGGTTGGGTTTAGATTAATTACGCTTGTTTTCCGCTTCGTGGAACATCAGACAAACGACTGATGGAATTAACATAATCGTTAATCATTCCACCATAAACGGGGGCTTCTTCTGCAAGAGTGTTCTCTTCTGAGTCTTCAACAGTGTCATTGACAGGTGCGTTGAAGTAACTCTCTTTAAGAAGTCCTAGTTTTTCTGTGTACTGTTCAGTGCTATCGAACTCAAGTCCTTCTGCAAGACTAGCAAGTTTAGCAGTGTCAGTGTCGGTAAGGTCGCGGGTAGTTTCAGCGAAAACCTTAACGCATTCGAGGTCACCATTGTTCTTAGTAAGAGCAACATTGGCTTCGAGTTGTTCGTTAAGTTTGGCTTCAAGACTTTCAACCTTTTCATTTGCTTCTGCGAGTGCATCGAATGAATCTTCTGGAACTTCGATGTTGTGACTTTCGAAGAGAGTCTTCAAATCAGTAATGAACGATTCGGAGATTTCATTCTTGAGTCCGTGTTCGATTGCAATTTGGTTCTCTTCCATCCACTCCTTGATGACGTAGTTTAGATAGTCATCAAGTTTCTCGGATAGTTCAGTTGAGATACGTTCGGTTTCTTCTGCGAGAGCAACGTCGAATGACTCTTGAATCTCTGTACGAAGAACTTCTTCACGTTCGCTGAGTGCGGCACCAAAGATAGTTGTTGCCTTGTTGCGGAAGTCTTCCGATAGTTCTTCACCACCGAATAGAGCGTCCATTGCTTCAGCAGTTGCTTTAGCGGAAGAAGGCTTCATTGCAATTGTTGCAGCGTTCTTGGCGGCGTCTCCGTCACCTGCGGCTGGTTCAATTACTTTTGCTCCCTTATCACTTTCAGCATCTTGGTAGATATCGTTATCTTCAATGCTGTTGGTGTTAACGGATGGTGATGCTTCTGGCTTTTCGCCATCAGCGTCAACATTAGTTGCGCCCTTCTTCTTGGGCTTTACTTCTGCTTGGGTTTCATCGAGAGTTGCTTCACTCTCAAGAATGTTCTTTGCTACTTCTAGGATGTCTTTGTCGGACATAGGAAATCTCCTTTGACTGTTTAAAATGCTACTATATGTATATTTTTCAAAAATTAGACAAGAAATGTTTGAATACGATTAGTTTGGCTTCTTCGATATTTGTCTTATCTTTGGCTGATAATACAAACTCTTTGTATTTTTCAATAACTCTAGGTTGAAGAATACCATTCTCCCATACCCATTCCTTACCTTCCATAACGCCATTCACAAAGGCATCTGGTGCAGAAGGGTCTGCAACGATGTCAACAGCAGCCAACATAAAGTCCTCTTGGACTTCATTTACGCCATCATCGTTCTTCTTTAGAGAACCCATACCGCGTGAAGATACACCGAGTTGTGCGCCTTCATCGATAAGGTTTTTTACAATATTCCCATAGGGGGTATCTAAAATCTTTGCTTTTCCGATGACGTTATCGCCATCTTCTTTAAGTTCTGTGATAATATGTGAAACTCTTTCAAGGTTGAGAGTTGGTCCTTCGGGATGTCCGAGTTCTCCCATTGCTCTCTTTCCTTCAACTAGTTCTTTGGTATAACGAGAAACTTCCTTCATAAGAGTGTTCTTAGGATACATTCTGCCGTTTCGGTTCTTCTGCTCAGATTGCATAAAGATACCTTCAATGAAGTGACTTTTCTTGCCAGTTTCTTCATTTGATTCGACAATAACTTTTACGTCTTCGGTTGTCTCTGTTATGAGTCTCATATCATTCCTCGCTAGTTGTTGGTTCTGTTGTTTCGAAATCGACTACATCGATGCCAGAGGAAGAGTCAGGAGTTAAATCAACCACATCTGCGGTTACGTCAAATCCACCTTCAATTGAAGGAGCAGGTTCTTCACCTTTTGGTTTTCCAATACTCTTTGCAATTTCTACCTTCTTATCTGCCATTGCTTCAGCAGATTTCTTGTAAAGATTATCTTTGATACCGTCTCTTGCACCGTCTAGATTCTTCGAATTGATTTGGTCGATTACATCTTTGACTGTAATAGGTTCTGATTCACTGTATGGCATATTAAATTCCTTTAGTTTGTTCTTCTACGAATTTCATAACCTTGTTATGATTTTCTTTATTTATAATAAACGCCTCTCTGAACTTGCTCTTATTCGACTCATCTAAGTGGTCGTAAACAAGTTTAACTCTTTGAGCCGTTTTTTCATCAATATCAACTTTTGTTCCATCGATTAGTTTGTCAACAAACAAATCTAAATCGAATGACTCCTTGTATACCTTCTTAAGCATACCCCAGAGCCAGTGTTTATCATCTTCGAGTTCGTCATCCATACCAAATTCATCTGCAACTGCAAAAGCAGCCTCTGTACTATTGTCGAACTTTCTTTTATTTTTGTTGACCCACTTTTGAACTTCTGACTTATTATGAATATTTGCTTCTGCTAGAAGATTTTCAAAATCCTCATCAACACTTTCCATTTTGGTTGCCATTTTCTTAGCATATCGTCTTGCTTCACGTTTTGCGATTCTAGGACCTGGAAAGACTTCCCAACGCTTACCATCAACATAAACCACTACTGGTTTAGTTGCTCCAAGTCCAATCGACTTGATAGTAACTTCACTACCACCCACATCAAAGGAATCCAAATAGATTTCCTTATCTAATGTTGGGTCGAGTGCAATCTCGGGAGAGTCGGCAGTAGGTTCTGCTGGTGCGGCAGCAGGTGCCTTTTTTTCTGCTTCATTGATGAATTTTTTGAAGTTCTTAGCCATCAATAGTATTCCTCGCTATTACCTGTTGTGATTAGTCCTTTTTCTCTTTCATTCTGAATCTCATTGTCCATTTCCTTAATTTCTTCTTCAGATTGATGAAGGATATGCTTACGAATCCAATCGATAGAATAGTACTTACCGATGTGTTCATCCATAGAAGAAAGTAGGCTCATTCTCTCTGTGAGAATTTCGTTGTTCTTGAGTTCGGTAAAGTATGAATCTCTAGCAAAGTCGAATTGAACATCGTCCTTAATCTTTTGCCAGTCTTCTTCACTCATAATTCCTTTAAGAACCAGTTGTACTCTCATTGCTTGCATAAACAATTCGGAGAACTTCTGTCGCTGTTTCTCAATGAATTTGAAGAACTTAAGTTCATCACGATTGATTTCCGAAGAACGACCCATATTGAATCCGTTGTCAGATTCAAGTCGGCTAATTGGAACATTCAATGCACGATATAGTTTCTTCTTGAAGTATTCGACATCTTCCATCTCTCCGAGGTTTTCACCACCAGATAGGGTATCGATTTCTGTACCACGACCGCCTTCTCGACGAGGCAACCAGAAGTCTTCAAGCATTGACATATGCTTTTTGTCATCACGAATCTCACCAGTGTTTACATCGTAAACTAGTTTGTTTCGATAGCGATTCATAATATCACGAAGATATTGTTCTGCTTTATTCTTCGGAAGTGAACCAACATCGATGTAGAAGATGCGGCGCTCGGGGGCGCGAGAGATTCTGTAAATCACCACCGCATCTTCTATCATTCGAAGTTGATTAAGTGGTTTAATACACTTATGAAGATTTCCGTATACTCTTCTTTTGTCTACGTCGAACATTCCAGAGTGTACATAGATGATAGAGTCAGGATGAATCTTAATCCCCTCCTGAGCGCCATCTGCAAATCCAAGTCTGTCATCTCTTTCTTGTTCGGTATATACAAAGAATTCTTGTACATCCGTGATGACTTTAACGCCATCATCATTTGTTTCTTTATCAATTTTTCGAATCTTGCGAATTGAAGTAGAATCAATAGGACGAAGTTCTTTAATTCCTTGCTTCTCTTTCTTGTCATCGATTACGATATGGTAATAGGCTTTACCATCAATGTACCATTTACGGAACATTTCGTATCCTCGAACACTAAAGTGTAGCAGTTTTAGAATGTGTCCAAACTCGTCTTGCATCTTAGCCTTGACGGAATCTGGCAAATCAACGTGTTCCAAATCCATCTCTACTGTTTTCTTGATATCGTCTTGAACAATTGCTTCATTTACGATATCGTCAATTGCGGCGTCTACTTCAGCGTGAAGAGACATCTCTCTGTATTTCTTAATAAGTTCAATGTCGTTCTTAATGTTTCCATCAAAATCGACGTACTGACCAAAGAAATTACCAGATTCAATAGTAGTAGCACCATCATCAAAATCAGGTGGGACAAAAGAAACAGGCCGACGGATAGTTGATTCAAGACCAACCTTACCCGCGTCTTTCTTTCTCCCAATAGTAAATCCAAAAAAGTCAACTGGCATAATATATCCTTTTACTATTGTATGTTAGACTCAACCGTCTGTTGCAGGCGAAGTCCACCACTGGTATGACATTGTTACTGGGAATTCAGCAAGATTGTCGTTATTATCAAAAGCGACTTCGATTGCACCTATGGTCTTAGGCCAACATCCGACGAAGTTATAAGTTCTCTTACGATTTCCTTCTCTGTCTAACCAGTGAATTTTCCAGTCTTGAAAGAGAGGAGTGTTGATACTTCCAATTTCAGAAACATTATCGAAGTGATGTTGGAATGTTTGGTTCCACTGTTCGAACTTGTCTCTGAGATTGTGTTCTGCATCTTCAAGAATGGTTAGTTCCCAATCACCGAATGTTCTATCGCCTGGCATCTTGAACTGACGGCCACGCCAAGGAACTACGATTTCACCAATCTCTGAAGCAGGGATTGATGCTGATTTACACATAAACTTAAGAAGTCCACCATCGGCATTGTTTCCGATTGCACCTTCTACTTCAAAGAGGTTTCCTCTTGCTCCACCATTTTGAAGTGCTTGTGATTTGAATTCGTTTAACATCTGTGTTATCTCCTTTAGTAGTATTTAGGTGGGGCGAGCGAACCCACCCCACCAAATACCAAGATTTCTTTAATTACGCCCCTGCGACTTCAGAGAAGTCAACACCTGTTCGGACTGCTACGAAGTTGAGTTGAATGAAGTTGATTGAACGAGCAGGCTTGATGAAGATGTCTGCAACGAATTCGTTGCGGTCGATTACTTCACCAGTATTGTTAGTCTCGTCACATACAACACGGAAGTCGTAAATACCTCTTCGTCCCTGAACATCTCGTAGGAATGGTTCTACCATATTTACGAAGTTGGAACGGGTAAACTCATCGTTGAATTCGAAGAGTTGGTACTTAGCGGCAGTTGCAATTGCTTTCTCAAGGACGATGAAGAGTCGGCGCACGTTGATTCTATCAAACGCACTTGGCTTTCTCTGCATAGTCTTGTCCCCGAAGAGGATTGTACCCTCGCCTGGGAAGGCAACTACTGGGTTAAGGTTATTCTTATAGAGGTTATCTCTATGAGCCTTGCGTGGGTTGTAAGCAAGTTTTACGATGTTGCGAATCTGTCCACGGTTGAAACCTGCTGGAGAGAACCAAGCATCGTTGTCGTTTTCTGTTCTAGCACAGAGTCCTGCAACATCAGCGTTGAGTGGAACCCAACGATATACATCGTTGTATCGGTCGTACTGATACTTCCAACCACTGTCAAAGACACCGTATGAGGATGACTTGTTGAGTGTGTTGTTGTAGTAGTCCACTGCGGCTGCTTGTGCGGCGGATGCAGTCTTGTTTACGACATCTGTCTTTCTGGGTGAGAGGAATGCTAGGCAATCCTTACGAGCATCAACAAGGTCGATGAGTTGTCCAGCAAGAGTTGCTTCTGCTGGTCCACCAAGAATTAGGTTGACATCTACAGTTTCCGAGTCTTGGAATAGGTCATACCCGTTTGTGTAGTAATTTGCATTACTAAGAGCAGTACCATTGCTTCCTAGAGCAAGTGAACCGTAGAAGTTTCTTGCGAGTCGTTCGAATGTTCCACCTTCGTATGCACCTTCAGAAGCGACTGCGTTTTCAACATTGACGAATGTATCACCCCAGGCTCTACCTTGGCCACCTGCTGTAGTACCGTCTACAGTTACGAGTGCATCTGGGTGGTCACCCCACCAGATATACTTGGACTGTTCGTTGACAACAGTTACATAGTAGTTACCTTCACCGTCGAATCTCTTAGCATCTTTCGCTTTGGAAGCAGAGAAAGTCTCAAGGACTGTTCCTCTTGCACCACTGAAGAGTCCGTCTTCGTCGATAACTGCAATTTGAACTTCATCGTTTGCGGCACCATACTTGGCTGCATCGGTTGAAGTATCAGGAGTTGCAGAGAAGTTTCCTGCGTATGCCCATTTGACAGTTGCTGTTAGACCAGTACCTGCGTCAGCAGCAACAATATCAGGAGTAACAGTGATGTGGGTGTAGTTGTATGTTTCTTGTGTGGTTCCGTTTTTGCTTCCAATGGTAGGCGAAGTGTCTCCAGTAAATCCAGTTACGGTATAGTCTGTACCACTTCCAAGTTCGATGAGGTCACCGACTGCGACTTCACCTTTACCTGCCCAGATGGCGCTGACATTGATTGCGTTAGTCGCACTTCCTACGCCAACGTGGGCAGCACCAGCGGATACACCGTTTGCGCCACCGTAAACAAGTGCAGGGTGGTCAGATACGGAAACCTGAAGTGAGTTACCAAGAACTCCTGGCCACTTTGCTACCCAGTGTCCAATACCAGTCGCAGAAATACCTGTGGAGTCCATTCCTGGCAAGGTTGCACCAGCGACAGTTCCGTCATAATCGTCTTGATTGAGGATTAGATATTCGGCGTTAAGTGATGTACCTTCAACAGAATCGCCTCTACCAAGTAGTGGAACAGCAGTCGCGTTTCGTGCGTCTGTGTCTACTTTACGAACTACCTGAAGTGCATTGGTGTATCCGAGGAAGTTGGCGGCAGTCCACCAGTATTCTGCATTGTCGTTATTTGGCTTACCGAAGTTCGCTACTAGATTGTTTTCGCTATCAACGAGGACTCGTTCTTCACAAGGTCCCCACTGGAAATTACCTGCAATACCACCAATTGTTGTTGCTACAGCAGGAACAATATTGGTAAGGTCTTTCTCGGTAACATTCACGCCTGGGCTGATTTGAAATGGCATTGAATCTCTCCTTTATTTTTATTAAAATACTAAGCAAGTTTGCTTTTTAGTGGTTTTTCTTCATCTTATGTATAATTTTGACAGATTACAAAGTCCATCCGTCCTCATTGTCCTCGACTATCCAGAGTTGTCCATCATCATCCACATATGAAGTAGGTTCTGAAGAAACACCATCATCTATAAACCCAAAAGGAGTCATATCATCTTCAATTTGTTTCATCTTATCCTCATAGAGGTCCTTACGAATATCTAGGTTTGTTAATTCTTTGAAATATGATTGGGTAGTCAACCAACCAAACAGAACTAAGGTCATCACTAAGTCATCGTGGTGTCCAGTTTCAGCCTGATATGATTTCTTCTTCGAAATGAAGGAAACGAATTCTTTAATTGTGTCAAAATCTTCAACAATTAATTTATTCTCTTCCACCATACTCTTTAGGAGAGAGCATCCAATTCTCTTCACTGCTTCTGTGGTACGAATACCGTACTGACTTTGACCAGAACCAAATCCACCATCTAGGGTTTGTCCTTTTCTGCCACGAACCGTAGTGACCAGAAGACCATCATATTCCATTTCGCTGTGAAGAATGTCCGCAACCTGACCACCAATGTCATTTAGTTCTACTAGAATGTGGCAGTTATTATATTGTCTTGCAGCCGAATAGATAGCGTTCGGATAGACAAGTGGAGACATCATATTGTTTCGAAACTTTGCTACCAGTCTATACGGCATTTCTGTAATGTCCACAATTGTAAATGCGTGATAATCTAATCCTTGTCCACGGGAAACATCTACACACATTACATAAGTATGGTCTTCCTCTGGTTCGACCAACACATCAAATCCCTCATCGTTTGAAAATACTGGCTCATTGTATGATAACTCCTTGAGTTTTTTCGACTCAATGAGAGTATTGACACTACCAACAAAGTCACATTCAAATTCTGTTCGGAATTGTTGTTCGGAGGTGTTCGCAATGGTTTCTTCTTTCCACTTCTCATCACGACCTGGAATCTGACTCCAGTGAACCTCAATAGGCACATACGAACTTCTGCCATTTATTGCATTGTTCCAGAACTTATAGAATAGGTTCATACCGTGTGGTGTTGAAACCATCAAAACTTTTGTTGTTTCACCAGAAGTGATTGTTGGATATACCGAACTGAAGAATTCATCTGCCACTTCGTGGGGAACGAACGCAAATTCGTCAAGGAAAATTAGGTTGAAAGAACTACCACGAATTGCACTTGAGGAAGTCGCGGAAGCAAGAATTCTTGAACCGTTTTCGAGTTCGATTGTTCCTTTATTCCACTGCTCTACACCCTGCTGAAGCCACTTTGGAAGATGTTCATATGCTAACTTCAGACGGTAGAGAAGTTCCCGTGCAGTTGCTTGCTTGTTGGCAAGAATGGCTACACTTACTTCAGGATTGAAAAGAACGTAATGCAAAAGATAAGCAATCGTTGTCGTGGATTTGCCAGACTGACGAGGCAGTTTACATATTACGAAACGATTATCGTGAATCTTAGTTACGATGTCTTCTTGAAAATCATATAGTTCGAAGGGAATAAGACCTCTATCGAGGTGAACAATCTGTACATATTTCTTGATGAAGTAGATGGGGTCTTGACCACATCGTAAATATTCAGCCACCTGTTCTTTGGTAAACTCAACATCTACACCCTTTGCTTTTAGATTTGGGTTGCCTAGATAATGTTCATTTTGACTCATTGTTTTCAATCCATACTTCTTTACCAACGACTGGAGAACTCAAACCACCTTTGGGTTTTCCAAGCATCACTGGACACCAATCACCACCAAAATGTCCCTTTGCTTTCATATCTGCTAACCACTCTTCGCCAAAGTTTTCGATTAAGAACTTATCTCTTGCTTCGCTGTGGCTGTTGTGATATTTTGTACTCTGATAACATATAGGGTCGAAGTCAGTCATTTTTTGCTTCATATTCTACATCAATAATGTCTTGTTTTTCTTGTTCTTCGATTTCACCTTCAATCATTTCTTGCTTCTGTTGCTTAAGAAGTTTCTGAAGTTCTTGCGTCGAACCAACGAACAAGGAATTGTTTGTAATATTGTTTGCTTTTTGTCCACCATCTTCTTTTCGAATTTGCTTCATCTTATTGTGCATTTCGAGAAGGTCTTTGTTAACATCAGCAACATTCTTAATCATCTGTGCGGCAACTTCATATGCTCTTGGTGATTCTGTTTCAGATGCGACAGTAAGAATACCGTCAATTGCAGTATTACCAGTGTCTATAATTTCTTTGAGGTTCTTTCTTACAAGATTATAGTCACGTTTTAGTTTATCTTCTTCTGTGGTGGGAATCATAATTGGACTTCCACCAGCACTTTGACCATCGTGTTCATCTTCTATGTTTTCCAAGTCCAAAGCATCAGTCAATTTATCATCAATATTTTGTTTATCATCTGCCTTCACTAATTATATCTCCGTAAATATCTATGTCACCCGTACCGCTCCCCCAAACTCTTAGCGTAGTGTTTGCGGCATAATCTGAAACATCAGAAGAAGCACCAGAAGGTCCTGTTACACCAATGTCTATCATAGATGCTGCCGCGGATGTAGTACCCGCAGGAACACCACCCTCGAAGAGAGTTGCCATAACTCTCTTGATTCTTTCGCTGGTGGAAATCTTTCCATACACATAGGACTTGGCGGTAAAGGTAAGAGTCCAAGTAAGACTTCTTCGTGTGTCGTAATCACCTTCCCAGTCTTCTTCACTATCAACAGAATTCAAAATTAAAGGAATGTCCATTCTTGAATGCATTGTTGTGGGATTGATAGTGACTGTAAATTCTGGAGTGAAGTACGGAAGAATTTGCTCAATGATTTGTAGACCATCAGCCATATGTTTTGTCATAATATAAAGATTGAAGTTTACCGAGTAGGGAACTTCAGCATATGTGGTGTCCATCTGCTCGTCACTGCCAGACTTTTGCTTGGAAAGTTTTTGCATTGTGTTTCTTTTTCGAGAGGTATCGTATTCGATATTCTCAATTTCGAAACTCATACGAGGAAGGGTCATTTGAACAACAACACCGTCTTCGTTTGTAATTGAACCACCCTCATCAAGGCGACGAAGATATTTCTCTTTGTTTCCGTATGCAAGAGGAATTCGCATTGATTCTTTTTCTGAGCCGTCTGATAGATATCTCTTCACATAGATGTTATTGAAGAGAGAACCAAATGCAATTACTAGATTTCGTAGGGAATCGTTTTTGAAATGTGTAAACATTAGTATCCACCCTCACTAAACGGGTCGATGTCTGTGAAGTCAAACACATCATCGGCTTCTCTTTGTAGACTGTCTGATTCATCGAATGGGTCAGTAGTGGTATTCGGTATAATGTTAGTTGTATTGTCCTGAGTAGCACCCATCGAACCAGTTACACCAGAATCAGCACCTGTGATTACATCACTCGCAGTGATAGTTCCAATTATGTTATGAACACCAAGAACCTTTGTGGTTCCTGACCAATCAACAACATTTGCTGAGTAGTTGCTGGCGGTAATTGGTTCACCAACAAGGAAGTTGCCACTATTTGCAGTGAGAGTTAGATTGACCTGTACTGCTTGGTTGTCACTTTCGACAGTATCAACATCTGACCAACCAGTTTCGATGTCTTCTTGACTGTACTGGAAGAGTTCACAGGACAGTTTGTATGTGTATAGTTTTCCGAGTTGATAGAATGGGTTTTCGTGTTCGACAAATTTAATTTCAAACAGACCATTTGAAAGAGGAAAGTAAATTAAGTCTCCTTCTTTCGGTCGAGTCATTGCAAGTTCTTGTTCAAATCGTTTCTTTGAAACAACCAAAGACATACTGTCTTTAATCTCAAGACCAAACTTAGAAATGAAATCACCATCTCCTTCGAATCCATCTACAGACTCAATGAACATTTCAATTTCTGTTCCACTTTCAAACTTAGAGATAGTATCTTCGCCAAACAACTCGTCTTTGTTTACGAGTGTTCTGGGAATGTATACCATATCCTGACCGTGAATCTTAATAGTTTCAATGGTCAGGTCTTCAACAACTTGCTGTTCGTTGCTAGTGTGTTTGAAAAATGAATTCTTTGCCATTTATTATCCTACTATGAAGCCAGGTGGCTCTTCAAACTTTACTTGCATCTCTTCTTCAATTCGCTGAACGTGTTCATTCGCTTGGTCAAAAATCTGCTGTCCGTTGAAGGAAACTCCGCCTGGAAGAACAATGTCTTGGAACTTAGAAAGGTTTGAACCCCACTGTCTTTTAAAGAGAGCGGTGACGTATTCTTTGAGAAGTCTGTCTTGATATACTTTACCAAATAGTTCTGGGTCGATTGTTGCCCAACCTTCAAGAACAAGAAAGTCACCGACCTCAACTTCTTTTGACCAGTCCATATCAATGTAGAGTTTCATAGTGCTTCGATTGAACCGATATGATTTGGCAGGGTCAAGCATCTGTTGAACAAGTGCCATATTTTGTCTAATCATTGCATAGTTTGTCATCGTCCCTGCGCCACCGTGCCATCCATACCAATCGTTAAGTGCAATTTGATATTGCAAGTCAAACATATTTGCACCAAGAGTCGAAAATTGCATCACGTTGGTAATGCTCAAAACCGAATCATCAATACCAGAAATATCTAGATAACTATTGTCGATATCGTCTTGTGTGATTGCGTGTGGGAGATAAAGTTTCTCTGCACCATCGTAGTGATAGTCTGCAAAAAACTGTAAGGCATCATCAATTCTATCCTCTAACTGAGAATCATCCACATTAATATCAATGACAGGCGCACCTAGTCTACGAAGTGCGTGGTCTTTAAGTTGTTGTCTTGTGGTGGGTAGAGCCATTCTTGAATATCTCCTTTTCTTCTATATGTATAATAAAGAATCAGGAGTCACGCAATAACAGCCACATCTTCATAATCTTTGAGCAGATATGAGATGGTTTCAAGTCCTTTTACTGAAATCGATACTGATTCGCCTAACTCAGCAATATCCATTTGATTCCAAGTTATGATAATTTCATACTGAAGG